CTCAGATGAGTTTCCAGAGTGGTGCAGTGTTCGAGCTACTTATAAAGACAACCCACGTATGTCTGAGAGCGATATTGCAGAAGCACGAAAGTCTATGTCAGAGGCAGAATTCAAGCAGGAGTACGAGGCCGACTTTAATACTTATGAAGGTCAGATCTGGAACTTTAACTTCGAGACTCAGGTGCAAGACCTCTCTGGCTTTGATACTAGAAGAATGGATGTATTTGCCGGCCTCGATGTCGGTTTTAGAGACCCAACGGCAATGTGTGTAATTGCTTACGATTGGGATACCGAGAAGTTCTATTTACTAGACGAGTATTTTAATAACGAGAGAACCACAGACCAACATGCTGTCGAAATCCAAAAACTCATTGATCGTTGGGATATTGATTATATTTATATTGACTCAGCTGCTCAGCAAACAAGGTTCGATTTCGCGCAGAACTATGGAATATCAACTATTAACGCGAAGAAATCTATCATCGATGGAATTGGCCATGTTGCAGCCATTATCGACAACGACGGCCTCTTTGTTGATCAAGCTGCGAAGGAATCGCTCGCCTGTGTAGATGCCTATCAGTGGGATCCGAATCCCAACCTAGTGCGCGAAAAGCCGAAACATAATATGGCATCTCACATGGCCGATGCACTTCGATACGCGCTTTATTCATTCATCACCTCAAACGTTACCTTCTAGTGATACCTAGTGAAAAATAGTTATTGACAAGTCACCTTAAAGTCGATATAATTCTTCTATTGAAAAATCAAGAACCGGAACCAAAATGCCTAAGCTAAAACGTGATGTAGTAAAGTATGTAAGGGACAAAGCAAAGTCCAAGTACGAGAAAGGGACAGATTGTCGCATTTGTGGCGAAACAGAACAACTTGATTTTCACCATTTTTATAGCCTGACTCCATTGTTGAATCAGTGGCTTGCAAAGAACAAACATAACCCCGAGTACATAATGGCACTTAGGGATGACTTTATAGAAGAGCACCATGCTGAGCTATATGACCACACAGTAACACTGTGTCATACACACCACTTAGGCCTTCACAAAATATATGGCAAAGACCCTGCGCTAGGGACTGCAAAGAAACAAATGCGCTGGGTAGAGATTCAAAGAGAAAAACATGGCTTGGTATAACCCTTTTGAAAAGACAGCAGCACCTACGGAGACGGTTGAGAAACTCAATCCTGCGCAGTCATATATTGGCAATCGCATGGAGTCTTCTAGAGAATTTACCCAGAACTATGAAGCCTACTACGAACAGCTAGAAGTAGTTAATCGTGCGGTGAACATGGTAGTAGATGATACTGCTGCAGTTAACACTACTGTTACTACTAATGCATTCTCAGGAATAGCAAAAGGCGTAAAAAGATCGAAAGTACAAGTGTTACTTACTCAACAGCCTAATCTTTTCCAAGACATTAACACTTTTAGACGTAATCTTATTACTGATTTTTTGTTAAACGGTAACATGTTTCTTTACTTTGATGGTGCTCACCTGTATCATCTCCCAGCAGATAAAGTAACAATTCATGGAGACACAAGAACTTACGTTGAGAAGTATACCTATAATGATATTGAGTACTCACCCAGTGAGATCATTCACATTAAAGAAAACTCCTTCCGTGATACTTACAGAGGCGTTTCTCGTTTAAAGCCTGCAGTAAGAACAATGCAGTTAATGACAAGAATGAGAGACTTCCAAGACAACTTCTTTAAGAATGGAGCTGTTCCCGGGCTTGTACTCAAGTCACCAAATACCTTATCTGAAAAGATTAAAGAGCGTATGATGGTATCTTGGCAGAATCGCTACCGTCCAGATACAGGCGGCAGACGCCCTCTTATTCTCGATGGTGGTATCGAGTTAGACAAAATTTCAAATGTCAACTTTAAAGAACTCGACTTCCAAAACGCTATTATGGAAAATGAAAAGATTATCCTAAAAGCAATCGGAGTACCACCAATCTTACTAGACTCAGGTAACAACGCTAATATTCGTCCGAATATGCGCCTATACTATCTTGAAACGGTACTACCTGTAGTTATCAAATTAAACGCAGCCTTGTCAAGATACTTTGGTTTCGAGATAGTAGAAGATGTAACAAACGTACCTGCCTTACAGCCCGAACTACGAGATAGTGCAGCGTATTATACCTCACTAGTAAACGGCGGCATTATTAGCCCGAACGAAGCTCGCGAAGCATTAGGGTACGAGACTAGAGAAGAGGCAGAAGACATCAGAGTACCAGCAAATATAGCAGGCTCTGCATCAAACCCAGACGAAGGCGGCAGACCGCCACAGGATGAAGAGAGCTAATTATGACTAAAAAAGTACAAAGAAAGAAACTCAAAAAGCAACTTGCTGCTTATTTTATTAAGCAAGGCAAGTTCTATAATACTACGGAATACACAGCCTTAGGCGATTCGATGCCTATCCCTGGTAGTTCCATACGACGAATTTACGGACGTTACGCCGGACTAGAAGCAGAGCTTAGAGCCGACGAAACCCTGGTGGCTTTAGTAGAGCAATCAGCAGCGCTTCAAGCGCCTGTTAAACCAGTGACTGCTCCGGCACCAAAAGTTAAGCCCTTGACAAAGGCTAAACCCGCTTCAAAACTTGGGGCAAGTACTGTAGAGAAATAATATGAATAAAATTTTCAATCTAACATCTACTTTTAAAGCCGCAGAAGCAGACGATGGGTCAGTAATGATCCGTGGTATGGCTAGTACAGCAGACTTTGATCGCGCAGGCGATACAATCTCAGCTGAAGCGTGGACAAAAGGTGGATTACAAAACTTTGAGAAGAACCCAATTATTCTGTTTAATCATGACTATGACAGACCAATTGGTCGAGCCACAGGTATGAAAGCAGGACCTAATGGTTTAGAACTCGAATGTAAGATCAGCAAAAATGCCCCTGGCAATGTTGCTGAGCTTGTTAAGGACGGTGTCCTTGGAGCCTTTTCCGTCGGTTTCAAAGTCAAGGACGCAGATTACATCAAGGAAACTGATGGACTAATGATTAAGGACGCTGAGTTGTTTGAGGTATCGGTTGTTTCCGTACCATGCAATCAGTCAGCTACTTTTTCGCTCGCGAAGTCTTTCGACTCAACTAATGAGTACGAAGAATTCAAAAAAACTTTCACTAATCGTGTAGATCTAGCCGGTCAGTCTCTGGCTAAGGACGAAGATATCTCTTCAAATATAGCTAGTGACCACACACCGAAAAGCGCGGAACTTATTTCCGCAGATCAGGAGATCAAAATGGACAATCAAAACATCGACTTGGAAGCTTTTGCAAAGAAGGTAGCTGAAGACACAGCTGCTAAGATTGCTATGAAGCTAGCCGAGCAAAAAGCAGCTGACGTAGCACAAGCTAAAGCAGTTCAAGAAGCCGAAGCCGCTAAAGCAGCTGAAGGCGTACAAATTAAATCAGTAATCGAAAGTGGCATCACCTCTGGTGTTGAAGCTTTACAAGCTGATATGGAAAAATCTTTCGAAACCGCTAAAGGCGACGAAATCAGTGCTCTAGTTAAGAAGTACGAAGCTCAGGTTTCTGAGAAAAGTGCAGAGCTAGAAGCTATGCGTAACAGCAAAATGGAATTCGCTAAGTCTGGCGGCCAGAAGAGCATGTCTGATTTCGGTCAGGAATACTTGAATGCTGAAATTCTAGGTAAAATCACTGGTAAAGGTTGGGATACTGCCTATGCTAAAGACGTAATGGAAAAAACTGCAGCTGTTGTTCCTTCAGCTTTGAACGTTACTACTGTTGATTTCTCTCTAGCATATACTGATGCCTTCGAGCAAGCAGTAGGTCTAGAAACTAAAGTAGGCGGTCTCTTCCGTGAAGTTGAAATGCAGTCTAACTCTTTAGTAGTTCCTTTCTTGGGCGAAGTAAACCCAGCTACCTTCAGCACTACTACTGGTCTGTTGGCTTCTGCTAACTCACTAGAGTTGACTGGCGTTACTGATGATGATTTCGACATCAGCAACAAGATCCTTATCGCTGAGCGTTTAGTTGCTGGTACTTACATCGACAACAACATCGACGAAGGTCAAATCATCAGCTTCCTGCCTATGATCAACGCTGCTATCGCACGTGCTCACGGTCAGGCTATTGATAGTGCTATCCTTTATGGTACTGCTGGTTCAACTGCTGGTCTTCTGGATGCTGGCGGCACTAAGACTACTGCTGTTGGTTCATACGACGGTTCTGGTACTAAGGTTATTGTATCTGCTGCACAGGCTGACGGTACTACAGCATTGACTGCTGCAGAACTTAACGTAGCTCGCGGAAGCATGGGCGTTCACGGTATCGATCCTAACAAACTGGCTTATGTTATCAACTCTGATGCATACTACGATCTGTTGTTAGATGGCGAATTCCAAGACGTTACTGACGTTGGTGGTCTTGCTACTAAAGTAACTGGTCAAGTTGGTATGTTGTTCGGCTCTCCAGTTATCGTTAGTGATCAGATCCCTAATGGTGCTGATGCTAAGTCGTTTGGCGTTATCGTTAACACTGACTCTGCACTTATCGGTCGTCTACGTGGCGTTAGCCTTGAGACTGAGTACAAGCCTTCAGAGCAGCGTACCGCAATCATTGCAAGTCAATCTCTTGGATTCAAGACTATCCAAGGCGCGACTTCTTCAATTGGTCTGCATTACCTCGCAAACTAATAGCAATACTTTTAAACTTCGGGGAGGTTCGCCTCCCCCAAGTTTTTACTAATGGACTTATATAACTATGGCAAATTTAATAACTTTAGACGAATACAAAGAAGCTATGAAACTGACTGGCTATGGCGATGACGTACGTCTCGAGTCTTTAGTGACCTCTGTGAGTCAATTAGTAAAAACTTATTGTAACAACTCTTTCGTAGACCACGCTAGTAGCGCAAAAACGGAATTGTTTGATATAACGTATGGAGAGAGTTTCGTACATCTTTCAGAGAGCCCTATTCTTGTGGTTACTTCTGTATCAGAAAGATCGAACCCAACCGATACTTATACTGTTTTAACAAATAATAGTGACTACTACATAGACACTAAAACGGACTCCATCTATAGAATAGCGGGCCCCGTAGACAAAGCATTTAAACCTGGTAGAGGCTCTGTAAAGGTTGTTTATACTGGTGGATACTCCGCCACACCTGCAGATCTTAAACTCGCAATAGTTGACTTAATTACATACTATCATAAAGACGAGTACAAGCAGCGCCAGACATTAGCCTCTGCTAGTATCCAGAATAGTAACACTACTAGCCAAACTGGTAATGTAGGCTTTCCAGACCACATTAAACGTGTACTGGACATGTATAAGAACTTCTAAGTGAGTGTCCAAAGCCAGAAGGCTTTTCTGACAAAACTGCACAATGAGCTTTTGGTAACAGGAGACGAGTATCGAAAACTAGTAAACGTACAGTTTCATACTTTCGTACTTACAAGAAGAGCTCTTAGAAAGGGTATAAAAGACCGGGTAGAGAAAAACTTTGCTGGAGTATCAAAAGCGGAAGTAGCCGCTATACTAAAAGGCTGTGACGCCGCACTTTATAAAGTTATAAGAGATACTGCTAAGTCAATTAACGCTGTAGAAACGCCAGGCCTTGGAGGTGTTACCCTTCAAAAGCAGACTAAATCAAGAGTAGAAGCTACTTTTGATGCTTCGGGACAGAATAGGTATGCTCAGATAACAAGACTGTATACACAGCACTTATCCAAAGCAACTCCAGCTGTAATACGCAGCATAGAGGGAGTGTTAAACGAGACATCAAACGTAAAAAGTAAAAGTCTTTGGAACCTGAATCACAAGCATTTAGAAGGAATTATCGAGACCCAAGTTAGAGACGCTATCAACAATGCACTAATAGGTGAAGAAGAAATTACAAAAAAACACTTAACTGCTTTTATGAAGAAAAACAAGATCTCCTTGGAGGTCATAAGAGATACTAGATCTAATACTGCTCATGTGAGTTTAGGTTCCCAACGAGAGAACTCAAAAGAAGGAGGTATCTCAGGAGCTAGGAAGCAAAAACTACAAAAAGCACTTCTTAAGGCGATTAAACAACTAGACTCAAATATTCCTATTGCACAGCTAAAAGGCTCTGATTCTTTTGTAGAGGTATTTGAAAAGAAAGTAGTTACTAAAACTCTAGACCCTTTCCGAGGAAAGAAAAACGTAAAAGTAAGTAAAGCCTCCAAGACTAAACATAGCAAGAAGAAGCACACTGTTAAGGTGACACCAGCAGTTAAAGCAGCGGCTAGTTTGCGTAGGCGTAAAAGCATAAAAGCAACTGCAGCAAAGAAAGCACCTGCAGCACAGCCTCTTCAACTGTTGGCAATGATTAACGCTAAGTTGCCTGCAACAGTAAGAAAGAATATGAATAGTCCTATGCTTGTTAATAGGACAGGTACTTTTGCAGATAGCGTAAAATTAACAGATATTTCGAAAACTCCGAAAGGCTTCCCAAGCATAGGCTATACCTATGATAAAAGCCCTTACGGGGTTTTCGAGATGGGAAACGGAGATCCTCGATTCGCCACGCCCGAACGAGATCCTAGACGTATTATTGACCAATCTATAAGAGAGATAGCCGCACAGCTGGCTATAGGCAGATTCTTTACTCGGAGAGTATAATGGCAGAAAGAGACTATACAACAAGACGCTTAGGTATTGTCAACGCAATCGTAGATAAGCTAAAAAACATTAACGGATCGGGAGGCTACTTAGCAGACCTGAACGAAAACATATCTCCTCGACTAAAGTTTTGGGACGAGGTAGAGGAGTTCCCTGCAGT